ACCGTGGACTTCGAATACGATATCACCGAAGCACTAGGCTGAACTCTTCACTAACCACAGTCTCTTCAAAAAGATCGTACTTGACCTGAACGATGTAATCACCCGTCTCCAAGGCTTCAGTATTCCAAGTATAGAGAATGGTGTTCTCGGAGCTAACGTCAACACCTACTGAAGTCCAATCAACTATGTCCGTAATCAGGCCCGTCGTACGGGGGTTTCTTTTTCTGATTCTTATTTGAGCGTTTCGTGCTGTGCTATTTCTAAACACGTTCTTGATATCACGCGGCATATTCTTATTCGCCACAAAAATATCTGTAGAGATTCTAAGAGTCTCGACTGAACTTAGCTGAAGGTACTTCTGTTGCAGCTTGTTCTTGGCGGTAAGCTGGTAGGGCTCCACGAATGTGAGAACTCTATCTTGATATACAGTGAACTTATTCCAGTAGAGCTTGTAACCAGCAGAGGCTTCAGTTGTCTCGAAGTTTTTGACCAGCCAAGCATCAAAGTAGTTGCCGTCCGAAAGTCCCAGCGAAGAAAATTCAGGGAATACCGTACCGTCTGCGACAATTGCATAACGTCCATCGTCTTGTTTAAAGATGCCTGACGCCGTAACTGCTGTGGGATCATAAGCACTTACTTCAAGAATGTTTTGGTACGTAGCTACTTTAAGAGCTTCACCACTGGCGTTCAGCTTACCATACTGATCTGTTCCTGTAGCACTTGAGTCCCTGTTAATGTAGATGTCCGGGCTACCGTTCGTTAGAGTGGTATCGGGTAAGATGTAACACGCGCTAATATCGTACGGGTTAAAGTACGTACCATTATTGGTGAAGTTCATCTCAAGTAGAGTCTTGAGAAGAATACTAGGACGGTTATACCGCTTCACTACTTCAAATCCGTTAAACTGAGCCATACTTTATTTAGGTTTTTCGAGATTTAGCTTTATCTATTTCTTCTTTCTCCCTTTCCCGCTCTTCGTTTAGAAGCTTGATGTAGTCCAATCGCTCGATCAAGGTAAGGTCTTTAACGTCTTCAAAGCTGAAATTTACGTGCTTAACAAGGATGTAGGCTTGATTCTCAAGACCTCGATCCGACCACATGCTTGTTAGCTCGCTGTAAAAAAATTGGGATTCAGATCGATAGAGACCTGATTTCTCTTGCCACAGCCCTGGCATGAATAGAAGAACTTGTCTTCCATACCATATTCTGAACTGAAAATTTTGGATCGAAGAGTATCGATATCTCTAACGGTGGTCTTTCTGATAAAGGCTTCGATGATTGTCTTGTCCTTTACTCCTGCAACGCTGTAAATAAACAGGTGCATGTTTTGGTGAATGGCCTCTAGGCTGTTGTACAGATGAACGTCCTGTACGCGCGGGAGCTTGATCTGAACCTCCTGCTCGGAGTCGGGAAGAGTAAACTTCATCATGGACTCCTCCAAGGGAGTTACGCCGAGAGTCTTAATAGACAGATCGAGCTTGCTTACGGTTCCGCAGTTATCACAGGAGTGTTCGATAGGATAGACATCGCCGTACGAGATACCTCGTAAGCGGAACAGGACGTAAAGCCGATCCTGCGGCGTAAGCATTGCTACGTCGATACCTTCAACACACCTACGAAGAAGCTTCTCCAGAGTTTCGTCAGGAGAATCCATAGCCTGAGCGGATTTTAACATACGCTCTTCGTCGAAAGTGAAGGGGCGAATCTTTACTGATGTAGTTCCCGTTTCGTACAGCAGTCCGCGTGAAGGTAGGTCCACTTCAACCCAACTCATCTTAGAAGCTACTTTGCTAAGAAGCTGGTCTAGTATCTCTTCTGAGCGCCTATCAGCGGGTAGCGTTTCCGCCATTGCTTGCGCTTTCTCCGCTACACCTGTGCTCTGGGGACCTTCGGGCTCAGGAGCAACTCCTGCCTGATGTTTTTTTACAAGATCAACGATTGATTCTTCTGACATAATTTACAAAAACTTGGTTGTTTTAATCTATTATAGTAATAGATTGAAGATTATCGTAAAAAATGTAACTTCTTTGCTTCAAACAACTAACAAAGAGTTAATTAAAGTTCTAAGAAAGAAGTACAGTGCTAAAATCCCTGGTGCTCGCTACAGTCGTGCTTACCGAAAAGGGTGGGACGGTTCAAAATATTTTGTGACCGAAGGAGGAAAGTTTGGTACAGGGTTGCTGCCATACATTCTAAACGATTTGGATCTTGCTGATCTCAAGTATGAACTTCAGGATGAGCGAGATCCTGTAGTAGATAGTCATGATATCGAAGTGCCTACACTTCAGTACAGGGACTATCAGAGGTCTCTCATAGAGCTTGCCCTAGAACGCCGTCAGGCGCTCATCAAGGCTCCCACGGGCGCGGGTAAGACGATTATACTAGCGGGCATCTTGCGTGCGTTAGAGAGCCGTACAGGGCTTATATTCTTCACCCAGAAGACCCTCCTCCTACAGACCTACGACTTCCTCACAAAGTTAGGTTTTGATGTAGGTGTAGCGTTCGGAGACGGAGTGGAGATCAAGCCTATTACATTGTGTACGGTTCAGTCAATTCACAAAGTCCTAGATAGCCACTTGGATCAATCAGAGTTCATCATATTTGATGAGGTGCATGAGTTTTCTAAGGGTAAGCTATCCACCAAGGTCGTAAAATCTTTTCCTAATGCAGTGTATCGATTTGGCATGTCTGCAACAATGCCCAAAGAAAAGATGGCAAAGCTAAATCTTGTCGCCTATCTTGGGCAGGAGATATCTGAAGTGGACGTATCAAAACTAGTAGACGAAGGGTTTCTCACGCCTCCCGTAGTCCAGTTTCTCGACCTACCCGAATACAGGGATCACTCTCTTCTGGATAAGACCTACATGGACATATACGATTCTCACATTATCAACTACGATATACGTAATGATAAAATTAGGGAGATATGTGACAGTATCGAAGAGGGCAAGGTGTTAATCTTAGTAAAGAACTTGAAGCACCTGGAGATTTTAAAGGGTCTTATCCCGCACGCGCGTACGCTAGAGGGTAAAGATGATCTCATGACCAGGAAGCGCACGATCCAGAACTTCGTAGAGGAAAAAGTATCCGTGCTGATAGGAACTAAGATTATGCAGACAGGCGTGGATATTCCTGAAATCACACACCTAATTAACGCTCGCGGAATGAAGTCTGAGATCGCTACCCTTCAAGCCCTAGGCCGAGCACTTAGAATACATAAAAGCAAAACCAAGGTGTATATCTACGACTTCAACGATCAGGTTCCATATCTAAAGGAACATTCTAAAGCTAGAAAGAAAGCTTACAAATCTCTAAAGGTAGAAGTAAATGATTAAAAACAAGAACGACTTTATCAAATCTCTTAGCCGTCTGCGGGAAGAAGACTCCGAAGACCTCAAGTTCATCGTATCTAGAATACAAAAAGTGATCGACTCTTCCGCAATTACAGAAGAGTCGATCAAAGAAATTCATTCGTGTATAAGTCTTCTATTATCTATTCATGGAAAATTTGTGGACTATAACGTCAGGTGGTTGAAGCAAGGCTACATGGAAGATTAGGCTTCCTCAGGAGCGTCCTCTTCTTCTTCAGACGCCTGTGAGAGCGCATCCCAGTCGATGTCCTTGAAAAGCTCCTCAAGCTCACCCATAAGTTCGGTCATGTCTTGGTCTCCCAGACCAGCACCGTCACCTTCCTCTTCTTCTTCTTCTTCTTCGGGGCTTTCCTCAGCCTCTTCGCCGGGATCAACCGCTTCGTCGGCACGCTTATTCATGTCCTCTTCGTCATCGCCCTTCTTCTTTTTCTTCTTGCTACGAAGAGCTTTGAGATCACTGGCTTCGATTTTGCCGTCGCCATCAGAGTCGATGGCTTCTTGATTTCCAGGAAGATCCTTCTTCTCAAGGATTGACTCGACGATAGCGTCCAGGTCCATCTCCGAGAACAAAGTCTCGTTAATCTTAAGTTCGGCGTCAGAGAAGACTTCAAAGATGAAGTCGTTTACGTCCAGGGTTTGAATGCCACCACGTTTTCTGAGCGACTTTGCGAACGCTTCAAAGACATCCCGAACAACGCTCTCTTTCTCGCTGAGGGAAGCAAGGGCTTCGAAGAAGACGGACTGAGCTTTTGCAAGGTTTGAGAACGTGGGTACGAACTTAAGGTTCTGCACGTTAATACCGTAGGACTCGTTAAGCTCCGAAAGAATACGCTGCTTGATAGGCTTCTTAAACTCAAAAATCCGCGCAACGTACTCGCGGATATCTTTTTGAGAAATGTTTACAACGTCGGACGCCTCGTAAATCGACGCAAAGACCGTCTTGAGATCGGACTTGGAAGCGAGGGCCAGATAAGGAACGTCTGCTACGGCTGCATTCAAAGACTCAAGAACAAGAGCGTCGTCGTTGTAGATGCAGGAGGCAAGCTTGGCGACCTGCTCATTCTTTACCCAGGAGCGAGCGAAGTTTTCCTTGGACTCGTTAAGCTCGTTTCTAATAAGCTCCTGAGAGCACACCATCTCGAATACAGTTTTCTGCGAGTCGTGAGGAATGGCGACAGTACCTTCAGAAACAATGTCTTCCCAGGTTCGACGAGGAGTGTTGAATGCTTTGCCTAAGGCATTGGAAAGTTTTAAGGAGTTGGATACGTCTTCGAACTCAAGAATGGTATCCTGATTCTCCTTAACGTAATCAATAACCTTGTCCTTGATCTCCTGTAGCTTCACAAACTCGGCACTCTCAAGAATGTTTTGAGACTCGCCAAAGCAGCTAGACCTACGCTCTAGCTTCTCGCGCATATCATTGATTTTGCTACGCCCTTCAAAAGCATCAAGCAGAGTGGAGAAGCTGTTCTCCGCATCACCGTACTCATCGTTACGAAGGCTTGAGATAAACGCGCTTACGGATTCATTTACTTTACCGTCAATGCTCTCATCCGAGAAGAGTTTTGTAGCTTCGTTCACTTCGATATCATGTAAAGAAACGTTGCCGTTTTTTACATCGACAACGCAATTTACAAGAAGGTTTGATTCTGTCAGAAAGGATGCTGTTTCTGTGCGAGCATCGAAATCAAAAAGAACCATGTTCTCACGAACGACTCGGCCTAAATAATTCATCGCCATATTAACTTTGGCGATTGATTGGTCTCTAAAAGAAAAGGAGTTTGTATTCATAATATAAAATAGCCCTAGGTATCCTTATCTAGGAGACCCATTTTATATTTTTAGAATTTTTCTGATTTTTATTTAGGTTCCTGTTCCTGGGGAGGTGCTTGTCCTTCGGGAGGAGCCGCAGCGTCCGGGGGAGCACCTTCAGGCGCGGGAGGGGGTAATGGAGCACCCCCAGGAGGAGGCATAGCCCCAGGAGCCCCAGGAGCGCCACCCATCTCCTCTTGCTGCTTCTTCACTCGGGACTTCATGTCTTCTATTTCACCATCCGTGAAGCCAAAATACTCTTTGTAAAGATACTCGTCATCGAATAGCATGAGACCCTTTACCGCTTGAACGATCCTGACCTTCGCCTCGTCTACTTCAAGACGCCGCTTTTCAAACATGTCCGAAGGCGAGGTTAGCTTAATCTGCACAGACTCGATCATGCTTTTAGGAAAGCCTACTAGCTTGAGATGACGGTCAAGGAGCACATTCAACCCGACTTCAACATCTCTCTGAAGTCTCTGTACGGCTTTAGCAAACTTAACGTCAAGCTGAGAGAGGTTAGCTTTTCTTTCGGGCGACTTATCCTTTTCTACGATAAAGTCTTTCGGAACTTTAAGTGCCGCAAGCAATTTATCACGGAAGTAATGAACATCGTCCGTCTCTCCAAGATTCTGTGCTCCAGGAAGCACATCAATCTTAGTTCCCTGTCCATTACGAATAGGGATGAAGAAGTCCTCGTCCACCGTCAGAGGGTTGTACTGAGAATCGATACTGTTCGATCCAGGGTTCCACATGGACTGCTTCTTGAACTTTGTTTTAATACGTTCAACAAAAGCCTCCACCTTGGATTGCGGTAGGTTACCCGTCTCAAGGTAGAAAGCCCGTCTCTCAGGTGCTCTCTGAATACGATAAATAAGCATCGCGTCTTCCATCAGCATGAGAGATTTGAAGACCCTGACACCGTAAGCTAAGATGCCTTTTCCGTACGGGTAGTAATCAGAGTCCGAGGTCATACGACGGAAATGTACGATCTGGTCTTTGCTAAGTTTAATAATATTCTTCTTCTTTACGTCGGGAGCAAATGATTGTGAGTAGTCTGATCCGCTTGCTCGTTTGTCGGGAATCTCTTGTAAGAACTCCTTTAGATAACCATACTTATCCTCAACTCTGTAGATGAACTTAGGGTTAAGAATCTTAAGTCTCATAATACCTTTTTCGGTATT